CTTCCGTATATCAGCGTATCATATTGGCAGGTCGATTTCACAACTGGTACCAAGGTTTGGCAATTCCATGAAACGTGCGCTGAAAGCCCCAACAATACTGTAAAGAAAGCTTCCAAACTTGTTGCAAAGTATCTGAAATCTATCCAATATTCTGATAGGTTATATGTACATGGTGATGCTTCAACGAAAGCGGCAAACAGCATTGACGATGAGAAGCGTTCCTGGATGGACTTATTCATAGATACATTGCAAAAAGAAGGGTTCGAGATTGAAGATAAGGTAGGCAACAAGAATCCGAGTGTAGCGATGACCGGTGAGTTTATCAATGCTATCTTTGATTGTACAGTTCCCGGTATAGAGATATACATTGACGAATCATGTTCGGTATCTATTGAGGACTACATGAGCGTACAGAAAGATGCTAACGGTGCCATTCTTAAAACCAAGGTCAAGAATAAAACTACCTTGCAGACATATGAGGAACAT